CAGTGACTCAGATCAATTGGCCACATGGTTGGTTGGTCAAGGTGTGCCACAAGCAGTTGTTACCAGTGTGTTTGGCAAGATGGGAATTCCATACACAGCACCTACCACACAACCCACGGCACAACCTGCCGCTCCAGCAGGCCAAACAGCCGCACAAACAGCCGCACCTGTCAAAACAGGTGGTGCACAAAAAGAAATGCCGCAATACGGTACTAATCCGGCTACGGGTAAGATATGGACCTATGATGAACTAGTTGCTCCAGAGACCGGCCTAACACCTGCAGACATAGCACCGCCTACCGCAACTACTACAGCACCTACCGCAACTACTACAGCCACACCTGCAACAGCACCAGCCGGTGGCAAGTTTCCTGGTGAAGATCCACAAGGACCAGGCTATGTTGGTCGTAGAGAAGTTGCTCGCCGTCAGGCCGCACGTGCCGCAACCGCAGGCAAACCAGCCAGACCTAACTTTTCTTACCAAAGTCCAGTGTATAAAAGCGTGACCTATGCACCCAATATCAAAACTGGTGTGAGTTTGCCCAAGTCAACTGCTCCTGCGGCACCAACGAAGATACCAACTCAAGCAGAAAAAGATGCCTACGTTAGATCAATTGGTGCACCTGCCATGGCCGAGACTCGCATTGCCACTGCTCTGAAACGACCAGTAGCAGAAATGTTACAAATGGTCGAAACCAAAGAAGACGTACAGCGCATCAAACAGTTTGTAGATGACACTTTTGTCAAATACGGTGCTGTGAATGAATCAGCATTTGCCATGCGTAACCAAATACTTGAACACGTGACACAGGTCGGTGCTCAACGTCGTAGAGAACACAGCCAGCGAGTGGCTCACTAACTCAGCCTTAGGACCGAGTGGGCGGCTTCTGCCTGGGCCAATAGATTCGCTACCTGGCGGCCCAAAACGAGCATATACATATTGACATCTCCTAAATATCTGTTATAATAACACTTTAGGAGATTTCTATGTCGGCAAAAACATTCAACGGCGATCAAAAGATCAAACTCACCCAAATTATCAACGAAGGCATGCAGGTCATGCACGAAATCGACACGCTTCAAGGTGGCTTGACTGATACTATCAAAGCAGTGGCAGAAGAACTGGAAGTGAAACCTGCTATCTTGAAAAAGGCCATCAAATTGGCACACAAAGCCACATTTGGTCAAGAAAAACAAGATCACGAAACACTGGAAACTATTCTTGAAACTGTGGGCAAGACCCTATAAATGCAACCGATACGTTTTGATCTACATAAATTTTCGGTAAAACAACTACAAGGAAAATATTGTATTACACCGTTTATCTTGATCAGCATCAACAATGCTGGGCAGGTTTATTTGTGTGGGTGTACCTGGTGGATGTCCCAACCAGTTGGTAATATTTTAACATCAACTCTAGATGAAATACTATCTTCTAAAATTGCTAAAAACATAAGACAATCTATAATCGATGGATCATATGTCTATTGCAATGAAAAAGTTTGTGGAGTTATGCAAAACGGCGGACTTAATGATATCGAAACGTTACCACCAAATGTATCTAGGTTAATTAGCGATTCAAATCTATATGATTTACCATATCATATACAGTTGAATCTAGATCAAACTTGTAATTTAAGTTGTCCTAGTTGTAGGACTCGTGTTATAAAAGTTCCGGCAGAACAAAAAAATCAACAAAAACAACTTGGACAAACCTTACTAAAAAATTTATTATCAACACCAACAAATCAAAAAATAATCATCGAAATCAGCGCCGGCGGAGAACTATTTTCTAGTGAGATGTTGATGGAATTATTGTCAGGGATTGATACTGACCAATTTCCAAATTTAGAAATACATATTGGCACAAACGCTACACTGGTCACAAGGCGATGGGATCGAATCAAAAATGTTGAAAAATTTATTAAAAAAATCACAGTGAGTGTTGATGCAGGATCGGCTCTAGTATATGAGCAAGTTCGACGTGGCGGCACATGGACTGATCTTTGTGACGGTATGGAATTTTTAAAGAATAAAAAACAAGAATTAAATTTTGAATTGAATGGTAGATTAATATTTCAAAAAGAAAATTACAAAGATTCAGAAAAATTTTACGATCTCTGCCAACAATGGAATTGTGATTTGGCAGAATACAGCAGAATTTACAATTGGAACACCTGGACCGTTGAACAGTTTTTACAACAAGATGTATATGACCCCGCCCACCTAGAACATTCACAGGCAATTGAAATTATTCAAAAATTAAAAAAGTTACCAAACACTTGGTTTAATGGATTATAAATTTTACAAAACAATTTATTTTATTATAAGTAACAACGAGTCGCTCACATCACGAGCATGTAGCATGGCCTACCAGCCACAAATGGAGAAAAATGAGTTATATTGACGCACTATTTGATCGTGAGCACGATCGCATTCACACAGTAGAACGCCGCAAAGGCGAACGGGTGTACAGGGAATATCCAGCAAATTATATTTTCTATTATGATGATCCCCGCGGTAAATTCCAAAGTATCTACGGCACACCCGTATCAAGATTTAGTACAAGAAACAACAAAGAGTTCCGCAAGGAAGTCCGCGTTCACAGCCATAAGCCGCTTTACGAAAGCGACATCAATCCAATCTTTAGATGCCTTGAAGAAAACTACAAGGACCAAGATGCGCCTGAACTTCACACAGCGTTTTTTGACATTGAGGTGGCGTTTGATAAAGATCGCGGCTTCTCACCTGTATCAGACCCTTTTAATCCCATTACTGCGATTTCAGTCTACCTAGACTGGCTAGATCAACTGGTCACATTGGCTGTGCCTCCCAAACATCTAAGTTGGGAGACTGCACACGAACTGGTCCGAGACTTTGAGAACACCATATTGTTTGCCGATGAATCTGAAATGATCAAGACATTCTTGGACTTGATTGATGATGCAGATGTGTTGAGTGGTTGGAACAGTGAAGGCTATGATATTCCTTATACTGTAAACAGATGTGTACGAGTATTATCTAAAGATGACACACGTAAGTTTTGTTTGTGGGGACAACTGCCCAAGAAGCGGGTGTTTGAACGCTTTGGTGCCGAGAATGAAACATATGACTTGATTGGTCGTGTGCATATGGACTATATGCAACTGTATCGCAAGTACACGTACGAAGAACGTCACTCATATAGCCTGGATGCTATTTGTGAATACGAACTAGGTGAGCGTAAGACACAGTTCGAAGGTACCCTGGATAGTTTATACAACCAACACTTTAAAACATTTATTGAATATAACCGCCAAGACACATTGTTGATTGGTAAGTTAGACAAGAAGTTACGCTTCTTGGATCTTGCCAACGAACTGGCACATGCCAATACTGTATTGTTACAGACCACTATGGGTGCTGTGGCAGTGACTGAGCAGGCCATCATCAACGAAGCCCATGAACGTGGCATGGTTGTGCCCAATCGCAAGCAACGCCTTACTGATGAAGACACGCAAGCCGCTGGTGCTTATGTGGCCTATCCCAAGAAAGGTGTGCATGAGTGGATCGGATCGGTGGACATAAACAGTTTGTATCCTAGTGCTATTCGTGCCATGAACATGGGCCCAGAGACTGTGGTGGGACAACTTCGACAGACCATGACCGATCATTTGATCCGATCCAACATGGCCAAAGGTCAAAGTTTTGCGGCCGCATGGGAAGGCATCTTTGCCAGTTTAGAATACACCGCCGTGATGAATCAAGAACGTGGCACAGAGATTACTATTGACTGGGAGAACGGTGAGGAGTCGGTACATTCAGCCGCAGAGATTTGGAATATTATATTTGACTCTAATCAGCCTTGGATCCTCACTGCCAACGGTACTATTCTTACATTTGAAAAGAAGGGCATCATTCCCGGCCTGCTGGAACGTTGGTACAGTGAACGCAAAGACTTACAATCTCGAAAAAAGGATGCAAAAGATGCCAAAGAAATTGCTTTCTGGGACAAACGACAACTGGTTAAAAAGATTAACCTCAACAGTTTATACGGGGCTATTCTTAACCCGGGCTGTAGGTTCTTTGACAAACGTATTGGACAGTCAACTACACTTACTGGTCGTTCGATTGCCAGGCACATGGACGCTTATCTTAATGAGTGTATCACAGGCGAATACGACCATGTGGGAAAAGCAGTTATATATGGTGACACAGACTCGTGCTATTTCTCCGCATGGCCGGTACTCAAGAAAGAAGTTGAAGAAGGCCGGATGGCATGGTCAAAAGAAGCGTGTATCCAACTGTATGACAGCCTTGCTGAACAAGTCAACTCGAGTTTCCCGGGCTTCATGGAACAGGCTTTCCATTGTCCCCGAGACATGGGTGAACTGATCAAGTGTGGTCGTGAAACAGTAGCAGACCGTGGTTTGTTTATCACCAAGAAGCGTTATGCTGTGAACGCTATTGACATTGAGGGCAAACGACTTGACGTCAACGGCGCAATTGGCAAAACCAAGGCCACAGGACTTGACCTAAAACGCAGTGATACCCCCAAAGTAATTCAAGACTTCTTGTTGGAGATTCTAAATAAACTGCTTGCTGGTGCAGGTAAAGATGAGATTGTGGAACGTATCAGAGAATTCAAGTACGAGTTCATGGAACGTCCAGGCTGGGAAAAAGGTAGCCCCAAGCGTGTGAACAACTTGACCAAGTATGCGGCAGAAGAAACACGATTAGGCAAAGCCAACATGCCAGGCCATGTACGTGCGGCAATCAACTGGAACAACATGCGCAAGATGAATGGCGACAATTATTCAATGGCAATCGTGGATGGTATGAAAACTATTGTGTGTAAACTCAAGTCAAATGCACTTGGGTGGACCAGCATTGGTTATCCCACAGATGAACAACGACTGCCCACATGGTTTACTGCGTTGCCATTTGATGATGGCGAAATGGAAGCCACTGTGGTGGATGGCAAGGTTGACAACTTGTTGGGCGTGTTAGACTGGGATCTAGCATCAGCAACCAACACAGAAAATACATTTACTAGTTTGTTTGATTTTGAATGAAACTAAGCGATATTGTTGCACAATTAAATTTACTTGATTCACTTGATGTTGCAGGTGAGTGTAGCACTGCTGTGGCTAAATTAAACCACATCACTCATATGATCACTGAACATGCCGATCAAAACCAAACTGCTGGTGATAGCATAACAAAAACATACGACGATATATCTAAAGATATTGCAAAATTTTCTGCACAGGTAGAATCTCTTAAAGACAATTTACGATCAGAAATTGTTCTTAAAGAACAAGAATACCTAAGCAACAGTTTACATGTGTATCGTGAAGAAATGATACACGATAATCCGGATATGATACTGAAACGTCGCCTGGGAATCGATAGTGATGATGACATGCGATTAAGAACGCATCTTAAAAATTTAACTGACTGGCGCATACCAGGCATGATCATACGTCCTGGACTTGAAACATATATTGAAGATATGGTGCCCATGGATCCACTGTATGTGATTGACCACGACAAAGAATTGCTACAACCAGCCGTGAGTAAATTTACCCCAGAATATCAACGTAGGCTGCGCGAGTATGTGATCAATGACTGGGATGATGGTCCAATTTTGGGGTCTTTGCCCAACAATCAATTTGGTACAATATTTGCTTATCACTATTTCAATCACAAACCAATGCCCATCATATGTCAATTTCTAAACGAGTTTTATGAAAAATTACGACCCGGTGGCATGGTTATCATGACTTACAACAATTGCGATCTTGCACATGGTGTGATACGTGCTGAACATACGTGGATGTTGTATACTCCACGCAGACTGATTGAACAACACGCCATTGATCTTGGATTTGAATTAATTGAAGCATACGATGGCAAGGGCGACGTCAGTTGGTTAGAGTTCAAAAAGCCCGGCGACATTGCCAGCATACGAGGTGGCCAGACATTGGCCAAAATCGTTGCAAAAACAGATTGAAACCTGTATACTTTAAACTTAGGAGAAACTTATGAGAGATTACTTGTTAGACTTGGTAGAACACACTTACGACCTCGGTTGCATCGACTTGATCAAGATTGTTGGAGATACCAGCAAAACTGAAATTGTTGGATTAGCAGAAGATCTTAGCGTAGTTATTCGCGGCAACTTTCACAATCCTGCGGCAGACTTTGTGGGTACATTTGGTATGCCTAACTTGGGTAAACTAAAAACTTTGTTAAACTTGCAAGAGTACAAAGAAGATGCCAAACTTGCCATTACCAAACGTGCCGACGGCGAACCAGATGGTATTGCGTTTGAGAACAAAATTGGTGACTTTAAAAACAACTATCGTTTCATGGCTTCGGGCATTGTAAACGAAAAGTTAAAGACTGCCAAGATCCGCCCTGTGACCTGGCACATTGAATTTGAACCTGCCAATGCTTCTATACAAAAACTCAAGTGGCAAATGAGTGCCAACGCAGAAGAAGCCAACTTCCAGGCCAAAACAGAAAATGGTGATCTCAAGTTCTTCTTTGGTGATCACTCCACACACTCAGGCAACTTTGTGTTTCATCCTGGTGTGAGTGGTCAATTGAAACGTGCCTGGGCTTGGCCTGCCAAACAGTTTGTGAGCATCATGGACTTGACTGGTGACAAGAAAGTACGCATCTCGGATGATGGTGCCGCAGAGATCACAGTTGATTCTGGACTTGCAGTTTATCAATATCTATTACCAGCACAAAGCAAATAATGACTGATCCTGTTGTTCAAGACAACTTAACTGCCAAGCAAAACGACTACGCTGTGTTCCTTCCGGCCATCAGCGGATTCTATGCCACGTTTGTAGGCAAACAAAGGAACGAGCACTATGTGGATCCGGCTAGATTTCCTCAGGGTCTTACGGACATGGAGCAACTTAACTGGCTCAACAGCACCAAGGCCCTTTTCCCCTACAAGTGGAGCCTATACTCAGGTGGACATGCAAATCTTGACCTTGCTAAACAAGACTGGTCGGAAGACATGGTGCGGTCCCGAGAGCCTGGAACGTTTATATTGGGAGACTCTGGAGGGTTCCAGATTGCCAAGGGTCTTTGGGAAGGCGATTGGAAAGCCAACTCAGGTTGTGCTAAGGCTCAAAAAAAGCGTGACGGTGTACTAAAGTGGCTGGACAACATTGCTGACTATGGCATGATACTTGATATTCCCACCTGGGTCATTCACAGCAAGGAAGCCAGTCGGGCATGTGGTATTACTACACTACAAGAAGCAGTAGATGCCACCAAGTACAATAACGAGTACTTTATGAAACACCGCCGTGGTGTCAAAAATGGTGGTGCTAGATTCTTAAATGTGTTGCAAGGTGACAATCATACATCGGCCGAAGACTGGTATCAACTCATGAAGGACTACTGCGACCCCGTGAAGTATCCTGACACACACTTTGATGGTTGGTCAATGGGTGGACAGAACATGTGTGACGTACACCTGGTGCTCAAGCGACTGGTAGCACTACGCTATGACAATTTACTACAAGAAGGCCGACATGATTGGATGCACTTCTTGGGAACCTCCAAACTGGAGTGGGCTGTTTTATTAACTGTAATCCAAAGGGCTGTAAGAAAATATGTCAATCCAAACTTCACAATCTCGTTTGACTGCGCCAGTCCGTTCCTTGCAACAGCAAACGGACAGGTCTACTTTGAAAATGTCTTTGAACACGATTCCAAATGGTCGTATCGCATGGCTCCTTCAGCCGATGACAAAAAGTATTCCACAGACACACGCCGGTGGTCAGACGGGGTAGTTCAAGACGGCATCTATCCACGCTGGCAAGACTCGCCCATAAGCGACTTGTTGACTATGAAGGATATTTGTCATTACAAGCCAGGCGACCTAAACAAAAATGGCAAGGAAGGCCGAACATCATGGGACAGTTTCTCATATGCTTTGCTCATGGGTCATAATGTTTGGATGCACCTGACTGCGGTACAAGAAGCCAATCGACGTTTTGATGCAGGAGAACATCCTGCAATGATGCGCAGATCAGGTGGAGACTATGCCAAGTTCGAAGACATTGTGGAAGCAATCTTTGCCTCACCAGATCGAGAGACTGCTGACGCTATTATCGAAGAGTATGACACATATTGGATGGAGATTGTGGGCACCCGAGGATTCAAAGGTAAGAAAACCAAAAATGCTCGCACACAATTCAATGCATTATTTGAATTCGAAGAACCTGAGACTGTACAATCAAATGATGATAGTGTACAATTAGACACATTAGCATTAGATCAATTAGAGCATGAACAGACCTGAACACGAAAATGTCAACTTCTTTGTAGGCACCGAAGTTGAACGCACCCCT